ACAAAGCATATTTGATGTCATATAATCCAGATTATAATCTTCGTTCTAATATGGCTTATATATTACATCAAGCTGATATGATGGCTACTCATATAGAATTTGATGAATGGAAAAGGGGTGGAAATAAACCTCAAGTTGTAAATAATAAAGTTCCAAAATCAACAGATGAACAAAAACAAGTTGAAAATATGAAATCAAAATTTGATGAATTGTTTGCTAATTAGGATATTATTATGTTATTTAATATAATCATTATTTTATTATTATTAATAGGTTCTTTTTGTGGAGTATCTTTGTTTTATGCTTTAAGAAGAATAAATCAGTATGAAAATTTTATATTGAATATTCAAAACATAGTTAGTTCTTCAACAAAAAGAATGAAACAAGTTGATTCGGCTGGACATTATGAATCAGATGATGAAACAGGTTTCTTTTTTGAACAATTAAAACAAATACAATTAATGTTGGATGATTTATTTGAACCAACTGAAGGAGATGAAGATGCCAAGAAAAAAGAAAAGTAAAGTTTATTTTGGGAGTGATGTTCAAGATGCTATTATAAGATATAATTTATCTGAAGATTATACTCATAAGAGTAAAATATATGAATCGGAGATACATAAAGCTTTTGATAAATTAGCTGAAAACATAATTAACACTTTTAAATTTATGTATTTTGATGTTCCATTTAAAGATGTTAAAGCGGAAGTTGTAGCTTTTATGGTGATGAATATGCATAAATACGACCATACAAAAGGTTCAAAAGCATTTAGTTATTTTTCTGTTGTTGCTAAAAATTATTTAATTCTACACAACAATAACAATTATAAAAAATTAAAAACTCATGATGATTTTGAATCCGATGGTATGAAACAAAAATTATATTATAAGTTTGATAATAATCATATGAGTGATTTGATTAATGAGGTTATAAGATATTTTGAACACAACACACATTCCCTTTTTAAAAAGAAAAAAGATATTGATATAGCATATGCTATCATAGAATTATTAAAAAGAAAAGATGAGATAGAAAATTTTAATAAAAAATCTTTATATATTTTAATTAGAGAAATGGCTGATGTTGATACCACACATATAACAAAAGTTATGAATGTTTTTAGAACTCATTATAAGAAAATATTAAATGAATTTGATAAGTATGGTATGGTAAAAGCCGGTAAAATAGATAAGTTTATTTAAATAATAACACTTAAATAAATTATTAAAACCCACTTTAATCAGTGGGTTTTTTTTATTTTGTCAACAATTTTCATAGTTTTTATATTTATATATGAATAATTGTATTTACAGGAGATACCATGTCAGACAATATAGAAATATTTAAAGGTAAAACATTTCAAGATTTAACTAAAGATATTTATGAAAATTCTCAAAAGAAAAAATTACAAATAGATTTATTAATTCAAGAGATACATGGAATGATAACCACTATCGATGATGCAGTTGCTGTTGCTCCAATTATAAAAGAATATATGGAAGTTTCAGTTAAAAATGATGAACACCTTGTTAAGTTGGCTGGAGTATTACAAAGAATATTATCAAAATCAAAAGGAGATTCTGATGAATCATCCTTACTATCCGAATCAGAAAAGGAAGAATTAATGTTAACTTTACAAGAAACTGTTGATGATTTACAAAAAGAAAAGGATAGGTTAGAAACAGTAAAAGATAAAACTATAGGATTTATGGGTAAATAAATGGCTTCTACTTTTACAACAAGACAAAAGGCTACTACTGGAATTGGTAAATTATTTGGTGGTTCAACTACTGAAGAGATTTATTTACAATTTGTTCCTGGAATAGTTTTAGATGTTGTGGTTAATTCTAATTCAGCAGCTTATACAACCATTAGAGATTTAAATAGCATAATTGCTAAATCGCATGTTAGTAATGATGTTGAACAAGATTCTGTAAATAAAACAAGATATTATCCATTGATGAGAGGGATTGTTGATGTACCAACAAAAGGAGATCCTGTTTTATTATGTACATTTGGTGGTGTTAATTATTATTTAGGACCTATTAGTCCAATGAATAATCCAAACTTTTCAATGGATCATTTGGATATACAAAATTATAATTTAGGTGATGATGGTGGTAAAGTGAGTATAAAAGATAGAATGAAAATATCAAAAAACTTTACAACTGTTGGAGTTAGAAGATTACAAAAATTATTCAATGCTGATTTAGATGGTGAACAAAAAGTAATTAATGAAGTACATGGTGATTTGATTTACGAAGGTAGGCATGGTAATAGTATAAGAATTGGTAGTAGAGATGTTAATCCATATTTGATAATATCAAATGGTAGAAATCCTGTTAATGTAGTTGAAAGTAATAATGATGGTTCTATTTTTGCTATGTTGAATAATGGAACGATAAGACAACATTTTAATCAAGATTCTAAATTAGAAAATGATGAGGTAGTTGTTAATCCATTTCAATTGGCTGGTGATACTGTAGAAGAATCTGAAGGTGAGCCACCAAAAAGATTAATAGGTATAGATAATTATAATTATGATTATACAGACGATCAAGTATTATTAAATTCTAAAAAAATAACTTTTAATTCTAAAACAGAAAACACAACAATATCATCTTTTCAAAATACGATATTGGGTGCTGGAAATGAATTAAAAATAATTACAAATCATTCAACAACTATTGAATCTTCTAATATTTATTTAGGAGAACAAGCTAAAGAACAAAAAGAACCTTTAGTTTTAGGTAATCAACTAAAAATAATTTTAGATGAGATGTTAACTTTAATAGAGTCATTAAAGATGACTGGTTGTGTTGCTGGTTTATCGGGACCAATAGATCCTGTATCGATACAAAAATTGGGCAATTTAAATAATAAATTATCAAATCCAAAGTTTTGGAGTGAATACCACTTCATAGAAGATAATGGACAAAAGGCTTAGGAGGTCATATGAAAAAATCTGATTTTAAATTAATGATTAGAAAAATGGTAAGAGAAGAAGTTGCTATGGCAATTCAAGAGGTAATAACTGAATTGAAACAATCAACACAACAAGTTTCTCAACCAAAACCAAAAAAGAAAATGGTTGAAAAAAGAATTTATTCAACGAATCCAGTATTAAATGATGTGTTGAATGAAACTGCACAAGCAGCAGTTTTAACGGAAAATAATAATACTATTACTGAAATGGATAATATGATGCAAGCATCATACGGTGATATGATGGATAGTAAACCAAGTGTAGCTACAGAAGATACAAGTGGCATAGGTCAATTTTTAAATAAAGATTATTCAGCAGTATTAAATAAATCTTATGAAAAGGATGGAAACAGATAATGGGTTTAAAAACCGACATAGAAAAAGCTGTTTTAAAATCTTTAGGTAATCCTGAAGATAAAGGACGAGTACCAGAATTTGCTAAAGATTTATCTGATGCCATAATAAAATTTATTCAGGCTCAAGATTTTCAAATTACTGAAATGAAATCTAGGATTGAAATTGAGCATATTGGTACCACTAATGATATTCCAGCTAATATTCCTGTTAAAACACAAGTGGTTACTGACAAACCTATAATTAGTTTTTTAAATAAATTACAAAAAGCTTTAGCGGCTGTACCACAAACTTCTGCTGCAGTTACTCCTCTTGCAATAGATTTAGGGAAATTAAAATCTACTATTGATAAGCAAGCATCTATTGTTGAAAATGGTGGTGTAGAAGTACCATTTAGTTTAGATAATAAGGGTAATAATGATGCGGGAGAATTAATTTCAACTGCATATGCTTATATAGGGAATAGAGCACCAAAAGGGCAAACTAATGAAGGTTTAACAAAAGTTAACTTATCATCAGTAAAAACGGGGACTGAATAATGGCAATTTTAGACACAAGTAAAAAACCATTAGTGAATGACAGAAATACCAATGACCAGTTTGGTGATGAAGTTTTTATAGGTATAGATTTACCTTTTCATAAATCAAATGGTAAAGAAGGATATTTTGCGTCAACTAAATTTACTATTGATGCTGTAAAAAATAATGTAAAAGCTTTATTATCTACAAAAAAAGGGGAACTATATTTTCATCCTAATTTAGGTGTAGATTTGGATAATTTTTTATTTGAACAAATAACAGATGAATTAATTATAAATGTACAAGATTCTATTGCAAATTCTTTAGAATTTTGGATGCCTTTTGTTAAAATTTTAGATATAAAAGTTAGCGGTGTGAATAGTGTAGATTCTGATAAAAATAGATTAAAAATTGAAGTTGTTTTTGGTCTAAACTCAGACCCTAACACTTTTGAATCAGTAACAATAGATGTTGGAGTATAAAAATGGCATATTCAAATAAAAATTATAAAATAACAAATGTGGATTATTTAAATAAAGATTTTTTATCTATTAGAGAAAATTTAATAGAATATG